TATGCTCACCATATCCCACGCATCTATCAGCATATTGCCAAGCCTCAACGGAATTTCGCCCGTGCGGTATTTAAATCCGTTTAATGACTTCTGCACCGTGTTCAGCTGATTTTGAGTCATAAACAGGCAGTCATATGTTATCGCAGTGCCTGTGCCGGCTGTAAAATCTCCGCACACCACACGTCCGACTGTACTATCGTCGGTAGCAACTGTGGGTGTGTCATAGCAAAAATCGGACAATTGCACCGCCGTAGTATCAAACCACTTGAACGCTATCTTGCCGGTACGGTCACAAACGGCGAATTTGCCGTACAGCCCTGCGATATATCCGATTATTTCACGGCAGGTATAGCCCTCCGGCTTGTCCTTTATCGTTACCGCCGTAAGCCCCGAAGTATTAAAGGCAACGCCGCACTTTGTCGCTATCTCAGACAGCATTTTCAGCGTTGTGGACGGATACGACAGGCTTGAAAAATAGCCTTTTTCCGTCTTTGTCATGTTATCCTCAAGCGTTACCGACAACAGTTCTCCGCTTTTCTCGATTTTCTTTACCGTAAGCACTCCCTGCGGTGCGTATTCGCCGTTCACGCCAAAATACAACGTGCAAGCGCTTCCCTTTCTGACCGACGCAGGAAGTGCCGACAGCTCGACTTTTGCGTTTGCTATGACAGTTCCGCCCGGCACTATGCTCTCACTGCACGATCCGCCCGAATAGCTTACGCTGAACAGATCGTTCACCGTTACATTATTACCGAAATCCAGCTTGCAGCAGTAGACAGGCTCAGCACCATTAACGGCTGACAGAAAATCATCCGAAACATTTGTATACAAGCTATCACCTACCTTTCTATCAGATTTATTGACACACTCTTGTAATAATAGCCGCTTCCTGCGTACAGCTTACCTGTGGCGGTGAGATCTGTACTGTATGCGGTTATCTCCTTATATTCGCCGTCATAGTCGAATTTTACGGCAAAATAATCGGGTTTGCTCTCAAACAGATTACGCAGGCTCTTCACCTGCGCTTCTGTGAGAAAAGACCATTTAAGCTCTATCTTGTATTTCCAGCAAAGTATGCTTCCGACAGTTGTTCCTGCGGCATTTCTGCCGGTGTTTGGTTCCCACGTCTTGCATCGTGTGGCATTATAGCCGTCAATATCGGGCGGCGGGAGCAGAACACCCTTAACCCATATCAGATTTTTAGCCAAGCGCATTTACCCCCGTTCTGTATGTGTTCTCCTTGTTCAGACGTACTATCAACCGGTAAAGCGTTTTACCGTCAACCTCACCCTTAGCGATAAGATTAAGACCTTTCAGAAACTCCAGTATCTCACGAAGCAGAAGTACGACTTCCGTCATATCTCCGCCTTCGCCGATGATGTCCTTGAGCTTTGACAGAGGCGCAATTACCTCCGGGTCTGTTCCTGCATTACGGTTATCACCGACCATTGCAAGCGTAGGCGCATACGCAAGACCGCCCTTTGCAAGTTTAGGTATCAGCGGAGGATTTTCAGGCATTGAGAAATGCCAGTCCTGACCGAACAAATCGCCTATTGCGCCTGCCACACCGCCGATAGCGTCAACTATACCCTTAACTGCGTTGTAAATGCCTGTCCAGAGCATATTAATACCGTCGATTATCAGATTGATAACGCCTTTGATCACGCCCCAGATTGTGTTCCAGATACCGCTGAAAAAGTCGCATATTCCCTGCCAAGCCTTATTCCAGTCGCCTGAAAATACACCTGTTATAAAGTCTATCAGTCCGCCGAAGGTCTTAATAATACCGCCGATTATATCGCCGATAGCGGTAAATACAGTGTCAAAAACGCCTTTGACCGCCGCCAGTACATTTTTTATCGTGGGTCCCAACGTTTTTACGAACCAATCGACAAACGGCTTTAGAAAATTCCATACTGCTTTTACGCAATCCACGATTTTTGCGACAACGGCAACGACCTTTACATAGACAGGCTTTATTGCTTTGTCCCACAGGGATTTTATAAGGTCACATACCCACTGTATAACGGGCTGTATCCACTCTTTATAGACCGTCAGCACTGTATCACCGACTGAAGTTATAAGCGACTGAATAGCTTCCATCATCGGTTCGCCATACTGCGACCATAGCTTTGCCGAGGTTATCCACAAATCGCTCCATGCGCCCTGCAAGGTTGTCAGTATCGGCATAACACCGGTTACAAAAACCTCGTCGAATATTGTCTTGACGGTTTCAAAGAGTGTCGTCATAACCTCTGCAGTCGCCGTCCACTGATCTGTCAGCAACGGTAACACGGTTGTTATCATTGTGTTCAGCGAAGGGAAAATAACGTTATCCCACAGCTGACCGAACACAAGATTAAACGTATCTCCAAGCCCTGAAGCTATCGTACCTATTGACTTAAACGCTGTCTGAAGCGCCGGAGTCAGATTATTTGTAAAATAGTTCTTGAACGGCTCGGCAAGAGTTGCCATATCACTCCAGGCCTTGCTCATATTATCCTTGAAGCCCTCTATAACGGGTGCGAATTTTTTGCCTATCTCCGCAAATATCGGAGCAAAATTTGTGTCGAAATACTTTTTGACGTTTGCAAACTGCTTTTTCAGCAGAGCAAACCCCTTTTTAATCTGCTCACGAATCTTATTTCCGATACCCTCGGCTGTCTTATCGCCCTCGCTGTCAAGTGCAGAGAGATCAGAGGAAGAACTGTCGCTCTCGTCCTTTGAAGCAACATTCATCTCATCAAAACTTGCAAGGAAACGGCTGTTTTCCTTAGCCTTTTTTCCGACAGCTTCGACCTTTTTTGCCGCTTCAAGCGACTTTTTATACGTTGTGCCGAACAGCCCCGAAATAAAGCTCGCTATAGCTTTGGTTGCTGTGGCAAGTCCGGATGCCAATGTATTAAGCGCCGGCATGATAGCGTTTACTATAGGCGTAAACGCAACCTGAAGATTGCCTTTTATTTGCTTTACACTGTTGCCGAACTCCTCGTTTGCTCCGATAGCGTCCGACATTACCGACTTTATGCCACGAAACGCCGCATAAAGCCCTGCCATAAGAAACGTAGATTTAAGTGCGGATTTGACACTTTTACCAAGTCCGCCTATTGTCTTGCCGAATCCACCGGCAGAAGTTTTTGCTTTGCCGAGCGATTTTTCAGCAGAAGCACCTACTTTTTTGACCGACTTTTCAAGGTTATCAACAGGTTTTTCTGCTCTTTTGAAATGGCTTGCAAAAGAGGAAGCCAGTTTTTTCACAGGAGCAATGACCGAGTTATTTACCGCCGTGCCTACCGTTTTCAACGTGTTTTTCACTTTTGAAACAGGCTGTATTATCTTGCTTGCCGCCTTATCGGCCGTTTCCAGCACCTGCTCAATCTTTTTACACCCCGAATCCAGTACGTCGGTAGTTTTTTCTACCGCACTCTGCACTTTTTCGTTTGATGCAGCAGCCTCTGTTACCGCTGTTTTAACCTGCAGCATTTTGTCTATCAGCATCGCTATGACAGGTAACGATTGCAGATTTATGTTGTTTGTGCTTTCAGGTATCTTGTTTACCGCTTCGGCAGCCTGCCGTGCGGCTTCAGCCAGCTTTTTGGCTTCTGCATCCGCCTGCATTGCCTTATCTATCTTGGCTTTAGTAGCTTCGGACTGCTGCTGCAGTTTCAGCATACTTGTTTCAACGGCGTTTATTTTTTCTATTACGGCATTGCCCTTTTCGCCTGCCATGTCTTTATCAGACATTGCCGCCATTTCTCTGTTAAGCTGTTTCCACTTTTCCTGTGCAAGCTCTATTTTTTCGTTAGTCAGCTCAAGACTTTTGTTCAGACGGTCGATAGGTTCGGAAGGAATTTCAAAACTGCCGACATCAATTTCGGGGAGCTCCTCTTTTTCTTTGGACTTCTTCTTATCGCTTTTCGGCTGATAGTTGTTCACGAAATCCATAGCTTCTTTGCTATAACCGGGGCCGAACTCGTACTTGTTATTTATCGCTTTGCCAAGACTTTCTGCTTCCTTTTCCGCTTCCTTTACAGGCTCGACAAGCGCCTTTTCCAGAGTTTCGGAAGCCTTTTCGGCACTTTCGGATATAGAGCTTTCAAGCGTCTTTCCTACCTCTTCGGCGGGCTTTTCGACCTTCTGCACAGCCTTTTCAACGCTCTGCGTCACGGTCTTTTCTACAGCCTTGCCGACTTCCTCAACAGGCTTTACAGCCTTATCAGCGGCTTTTGCCACACTGTCGGTAAGTGCCTTTTCGGCGGTTTCACCGACCTTATCCCACTGTGCCTGTATGCTTTTCTGTAAAGCCGAAAGCTGTTTGTCAAGCTCTGCGTCTATTATCAGCGACAGGCTGATAGTGCCTACTGACGCACCGTTTCCGTCAGCCATTTACTCACCTCCCCCAAATGCCTTTTTTATCATCATTTCAAGAGCCGTTATATCGCTCTGTATCTGTTTTGGAGTTTTCTCCGCAAGCTGTTTCTTCGCTCTGAATGCCGCCCACTCCCGCCGTATGCGGTTTTCATACGGCGAAAAGTGTTTGAGCATCTCCTTGTTATCCTCGCTTCGTATCCGCACTGTCTGACCGAGCGGAGTATCATTCATAATGCCGGATACAAGGCTCAGCCAGTCAGAATAGTGCAGATCGTCCTGCTCGGACGGCAGTATGTGATACTGTTTTGCTATCGACTGACGTATCAGCTCACGGTCATACTCGATGTCGTACCAGACTTCATTACTCGTGAAATCGCTCGGTATCTTCCTGTCCCGTCATGGCGGATATTACTATCTCGGACAGCTTCTGATATGCCGCCCACGGCATATTCATTTCGCTTATCTCCTTAGCGGCGGCAGGCTCGAACGCCAGCTTGAACATCTCGTCAATCTTTTCAATGTCCTTCTTATCGCCGTTATTGTAAAGTGCCATTACCTTCTTGACCGTCTTTTCACGATCGTCTACCTTGTAGACCTTTTCTCCGATGCGTATTTCGGGAACGCCTACGAGTAGCTTTTCATCAAGTGTGTACATCTTAGCCATTGTATTTTTCTCCTTTTATGCTTCTGCGTCTGTAAATGTAGGCTTGCCATCTGACATAATATCAAACGCAAGAGGTGCAACCGCTGTGGAATCGCCCGACTCCCACTCCGTCACGTTTATAACGCACGGTATCGTCAGCGTTGCGCCGCTGGGGAACGTCCACACTACAGTTGTGTGGCTGTCTGCGCCTGTCTTAAGTGCAAGTCCTGCAACATAATCGTTGCCTGCGTCACCGATGTTTCTCTTGCCGGATACGCTGACGGTCAGTGCCTTACCTGTCACAAGTCTTCTTGTCCAGCCTTCCTGATCGAACGGCTTCCACTCCTCGACATTGCCGTCAATGGAAACTGAAAAGCTCTCCATATCGGCAATAGTTACAAGATTCTCGGCTGTCGCACCTGTGCCGCCTGTCTTGTCAATCTTGAACTGATTTTCATATACGGGATATACTCCTGTTTTGTTAGCCATTGTTAATTACTCCTTTCGTAATAAACCGTCGCATCAATAACGTACTCGCAGATACCTCTTTCATCTCTGCCTGCGTTATGCGCCTCACTGCAACTCAAAAAGCCGACCGTGTGCCCCTCGGCAACATAGCCGTGTACATCGGTCAGCTTATCAAGTATTTCGTTTGCCGCACTCTCGGCTGTTGTCGGATTGTCCGTCCAGTGTATCAGTACGCTGATGTGCTTTTCAAGTGTTTTCGTGCAAGGCTTTCCGCCTATGCTGATTTTCTTAGGATAGGTGTTTCTTGACGCATACACGCCGATACACTTATCCTGATTTGCGTCTATACAGCCTGCATATACATTCTCTATGCCGAGAACATCAGCAAGCATATCGGCTGTTTCAAGTAACGTCATACGCCTGTTTTTTCCTAAAAATTTTTGTGAATGAGTTTTTGACAAAATCCTTTTTGTCACCTGTTATGTACGGCTCAAGCCAGTGATCAGTCCTGCCGTTGCGGAATTTCAACTTTTTGTCGGTTACTTCTTTCTTTACACCACTTTTAGCCCAAGCGCTTTTGGTATTCGGATCAACCATAACCTTACCATAGTATAGGTAACGTGAATACAAAGCACTGTGGTCAATCGTGGCGATAACAGTATTACCGCTTTTTTCCGAACGAACAAATATACCGTTGATAAGGTCGCCTTGATCAAGCGGTGCTGTGTTCTGTACTTCGGTCACTACCTGTTCCATCGCCGCTTGCGCACTGTCAATGACGGCTTTTTCTATCTTTGCTATAGCAGCCTTATCAAGCTTTACGGTTACTTTTATCACTATATCAGCTCCAGTCTTGTGTAATTTACCGTCCCGTCGGGGTTTTTAGCCTTTTCCGAGCCGTATATCTTGTACTCTCTGCCGCCTATCTCCACAGCTCCGTCAATGATCGGGCTGTCGGGAGCAATATCACCGCAGAAAAGAGCCTCGCCAGACAGCGTTATCAGCTGTTTTTCCGCAGAGAGCTTCTGCCGTGCTTTTTCCGAATGGAAGCACTTGCCCTCAAAAATGACCGTCCGCTTCTTCGAGCCGTCACGGTTAAGTCCGTCTGTACGATACACGGTACAAGGCGTTGTACAAACCCTTTCGGGTACAAGTTTCGGATATTTCATTATAACCCCCTGTAGCAAAGCCCTGTCTGCAATAGCGTGTTATAAATCTGCCGTGTTGTAGTGACACCGCAGTAATTTATAACCTTCGAGCTGTCAAATGACATTGACACACCGCTGATACTATAGGAACTGAGCGGACTGTCAAGCAGTTCGGCATTGTCAAAAACAAATGCTGTCTGCTGTGACAGTGCCAGCCTTACCTTATCCCGCTGAAACGCTGTCAGATTATTAAATCCTATAGCTGTTATGCGGTTGAAGGTCAGTGTGTCGATGTCGCTCTCCGCCCTGTTTTCAAGGGCGTTATACTGCTGTTCTGTTATTGCGCTGTCGGGGCATAAGGTCTGAAATTCCGCAAAAGTGAGGTACATTAAGCCTCACCCTTTTTTGCCTTTGCCGTCCTTGCCTGAGCAAGCTCATCACGGAGCTTTGCTATCTCCGCCTGAGCCTTTTCAAATTCGGCATACGGCACGGTAGCCTGCGGAGAATGCTCCACAGCCCCGTTATCGCCAATGATGTCATAGCCCTGTGCAAGGTATGACTTCTTCTCGGCTTCCGTGATAGTATACTGCTTGTTTGCCTTTACTGCTACCATAGTTACCTCCTTAGTATGTTACGACTATAGCCTTTGCGTTGCCGGGAGCGGTATTGAATGTTATCACACCCGATGACTTGTCATAGCTGTAGTCTGTTGTCGCTGTACCGTCTACAGTTACGCCGATGAGCTTTTCGGGCTTGTCGGTCACTGTGAATGCAGTTGTCGAGCCGTTACCTGCGAATGTCTGCGTCAGAGCAGATACATTCATGATACAGCCGTCAACAAACAGGTGATCTATCGCAAATGTACCGTTGTACTTGCGGTTCTGGTACAGATAGTTGTCTGCCGTTCTGCTGTCAGAGCCGGGAGCAAACAGATGTATATATGCGTACTTATCTCTTGACACCTGGCATTCGGGGTCAATGAGAATGTAGTTTATCTGCTTTGCGCCGACACCGGACTTACAGCCGTCCGTGAAATCGTACACGGTCTTGAAACGAGCTGAGGGAACTGTAACGATATTGCCTATATCGTCAACAGAATGAATACGTCTGTCGATACCGCCGCCGCTCTTGATGTCGAGCGTTCTCTGAATACCCTCTGCGTTCTTGAGGATCGTCTTATAGTCTGCGGTGACATAGAGTATCATTCTGTCAAGAGGTACGCCCTTATCTTCAAGTGTCTTGAGGTTCTCGTCAAAGTCCTTGAGGACATTCTCAATCGTGAGCTTGTCGTGCTTTATTGTTGCGCCTACTCTTACAGCCTCTGCATACAGCTTTGAGAATGTATAGCTGTCGTGTTCGGGGATTGCCTGCGTCCTGTCGAAACGGCTCTGAATGTTCGCCAGTGATACAACGGTATCGGTTTCGTCAAAGTCCATAGGATCTACTACGAACTCGATAGAACGGTCGTGATCGAGCGTCTTTGTTTCGTAGTTGTTCTCGTATGTACCCTGAGGGAAGCCGAGCGATGCTCTTGTGTGGTCCTTATAGCCGGATACCGACAGAGTGGGTATCTTGATTGTTTTCCCGCCTCTGAGCTGAATATCGGAATTTGAGTGATAGAGAGCGTCGGCCTTTGATTCCTGACCGTAAAGCTCTCTGAGCTGATTGGTATACTGTTCAGCATAGTTGATTGTGTTTGACATTTTTACACCTTACCTTTCTTACTTCTTTTTCTTGATACCGAATGCGTTATCAAGTCTGCTGTTGTCGGGCTTTTCTTCCTTGTCGGAGCTGCCTGCACCGACCTTGAATCCGCCCTGCTTTTTGCCGTCTGAGCCGTCAGCCTTCATATCGGGATATTTCTTGACTACCGCCGACAGTGCCGAGTTGATGTCCTCGCTTTTGCCGGACTTGACGTAGCTTTCGGCAATAGCCACAGCATCGTCCATACAGTCAGGCTTTACACCGAGCGACATTGCGGCTATCTGTGTTTTCAGCCTTAAAATCTCCTCGTCCTTTGCATCGGGAACGGCGGGTGCAGGCTCAGATTCGGGCTTATCCGCCTTTTCTTCGGGCTTATCGTCCTTCTTGTCCTCTGCCTTGCTCTCATCGGGCTTGTCTGCCGTGCCGTTATCGTCCGTCTGCTTGTTTTCGGCGGGCTTCTCTTCGGGCTTGGGCTCGTCCTTCTGCTCCGCTGTGGGAGCGGGCTTCTTCTCCTCTTCGGGAGTTTTCTTTTCGGGTTCCATTGCTTTTCCTCACTTTCTTTGATTTTGGGTATAAAAATACCGCCCTTTTTAAGAGCGGTAAAATTATTAAGTTTGGTTCTGATTTGCACCGAACTTCACAAAAAACGGCTGTTTTTGCAAAGTTTGTGTTCAAGTCAAGTGCAATTGATTGCACACGGGTATAAGAAAACCGCTCACTGCTGTGGGCGGTTTATTCATATCTTGGCTTTTTTAATGCTTCTTCAACCTGTGCCTTAAAATTTTCAAACACTTTCTTTTCTTTTTCAGTAAGTTTTACACCCTCTTTTAACTCAACAGAGCCGGGTATATAATGGAATTTACCTGTAATCTCTTTTGGTGAAAGAAAAAGTGACATATTACATACCCCATTTCTTTTTTAAAAGTCTTTTTACTTCAAGAACTAAATCATTGTTTTCAGTGCTAGAAAATGCTTCAGCAATAAATTCTGCCGGATTCTCAGTAGCATATTCTGATAAGAATCGTTCACAAACTCTTGTATCTGATAACAATCCGCAATTTGCCAAAGCCGTGTTCATAATTGATTTTGCTTCCTCAAAACTATCAAGCGACAACTTAAATTCAGCTAAACTGCTACACTTTTTTGCTGTAATCAAATATTCCCTAATATGTACGCTTTCGTGTAAAAGCAAGCCATATATGCCGTCTTTTGGCGTAATCTCATGGTTTATAGCAATTTGTGCAATATGCTGTTCAATCTCACCAATAGACCCAGATTGAAACAATAAGCTATTAATCTTAATTCTAATGCGTGGAGTTGTACCGTCAAGCCAAGACACAGAAGCTTTTGCTATTTCAGCCATATCTTCAAGCACAACCTCACTAACAGAGCCCTTTAACACAGGTATTTCTTGATACAAGCGGTGCATTGATGAATTAATGGCGTTTACTGTTTCTAATGGCAATTCAGAGAGCGAAGAAATAGAAATCTTAAGCTCTTTTCTTGCATACTTAGTAGCCTTATCAAACGACTTAGCCGCCATAGATCTTTCAATATCTATTATATCACTTTCATCCGAATTGTCAACAGTATCATCTGTAAAATTCTGTACGTCTTCTTCGCTGTCTGCCGTTGCTTCAACAGGCTGTTTTACAGTTTCCTGTACGTTTTCTGTCGTTTTGGCAGTTTCAACAGTTTCAACGGCTTCATCAGACACAACCGCAGTCGGCGTATCGTCTGTGTCTTCGTTGCTCTGAACAGGCTTTATAGGCTCAGACTGTACAAAATTCATTGTGTTTTCGTTATTTTCCGGCTTAGAAACGTTATTTTCCGGCTCGGAAATGTTATTATCCGGCTGAGGAATATTAGGCTCTTTATTTGTCGGAACAGGATTTTTGCTTTCGGTATCGGTAACTTTAACAGGCGCTTCTTCCGTTCTCGGAGCTGTCTGCTTCGGCTCACCCTTACCGCTGTAGATCTTCTCTCTTGAATAATCTCTGCGGAGAACATCGTCATGCTCTTTGATAAATTCTCTGAGCTTGCCTTGTTCCTCTCGGAGCTTACGCTTATACTCCTTGACCTTCTTCTCGTCCTGCGTGCCCTCAACCTTGCGTTTGAGCGCTCTTATCTTGCGCTCCATAGCCCGTTGCTTTTCTTCAAGCTCTCGCTGTTCCCGTATCTTCTCGGCAGGAATCGGCTTTGGTATCTTTGTAAGCCCCTCTATGTACTGCCCCATAGTATGACGGCAGTTAGGGTGGAACAGCCCGCCTCGGATTGCCACAGACAACAGCATAAACCACTTGTCGCAGTAGTTTGACTTGCCGAAGTCGCTGCTTCTCTCGCCGTTCCATATTGTGAATACATCATCAATGTAAACCTTGCCCTGATACGGCTCGCAGGTTTCTGAGCAGCCTCCGTACTGCGATATAAGCACGGTATCATATCCAAGCTCCGCAAAGCGTTTAGCCGCACCCTGCAATGTTGCCCTTGTGGACGTTGTGCGCAGTGCCATACGCACATAATCGGCAATATTAACTCGCCTGCCGTCTGCGTAGACGATACAGTTTATGCCCTTGTCGAGAAAATCCCTTGTTGCAAGGTCGATTGCTTCATTAAGCGTAATTGAGCCTGTGCCCATCATAAGCTGTACCTTGTTCAGCGTTGTGCGGTAAACATCGTCCATATTACGCACAGCGGCAGTAAGGGCGGTCTTTTCAAGCGTTGTTACGTCTTCCATCAGCTTATCCATCTTCGGCTTGTTGACCCCGAAAAAATGATCATCCGGTATAGCTGTCGGCGCTTCGGGCGGCTGAGGCTGTGCCGGAACATCGGGAACATTGACGCCGCTTTCCGAAACATCAATGACCGACTGCTCCGCTGTATGCTCTCCCTCGTGAAACTGATCCGTCATAAGCTGTCGGGTTTCATCGTCAATAACATCTACATATTCGTCCGCTATCTGAGCGTTCTCCTTGCGGAAATTGTCAATGTTATTGAGCTTTTCAGCCTGCCACGCAGACCATTCAAAGCCTTCTTTTTCTTCTTCAGCTTTGTGCCGTGAAAGATTGCGTTTCAGCGAAGCAATGAGCCTTAGCTCTATCTCTTCAAATATCCTTGCAATATCTCTGAAACTAAGCAAGCTCATCACCTACCGCAGATGTCGCACCATCGGCAAGCCCCTTTTCCTGCATTATACGCTTGACTTCACCGGCTTTCCATTCGTCCTCTTTAGAACTGCCCCACAGCTCCTCGACCTGCGTTTCGACCGACATAATGCCGTAGGTACTTGCCTTGCCGACCGTTTCTACACGACTGTCAAAGTCGGGTGCGCCATATTCACCAAAATCAACGCTTACCTCATATTCTTCGGGTGCTTTGCCCTGCATATTGTCGTATGTTTTTAATACAGCCGACACAAGCTCAGGCAGAGCCTTTTCAAGCGCTGTCGTTATTGTGTTCCGGGTGTTGCCCGTAACGTCCTTCTTCTCTCGCTGAGCGTCCGCACTTGACATCTTGCCGACATCAATACCGAGTGTCGCAGGCGATACAAGTCCTTGCAGGCACATCAGCAGGCAGTTTGTATACGATGATACAAATGCGTCATACTTTATGTCGGGCTGGACTACCTCAATCTTCGGGGTAACGCCCTCCTGCAACGGCTGACTTATCGTGATGTAATTGTTGCCGAACTGGTTGAGCTTTCCGACCGAGCCGTTCTCGGCATTGCGTGGTATCATATTATCGGGTATGTACTGCTTCACACGTCCCATTCTGATTGCGTCCCACCACTGTGAGATAACCTCGTCCAGAGCGTCAAAACAATCGGATTTACCGCCGTCGAATATACTCTTGCCCCTGCCCGGATATTTCTTAGAAGCGTAAAACTTCAGCGGTACAGCCATTATATAATCCCCGGCAAACTCTACTCGTTGTTCTATGCCGGCAAGGCAAGAAACACTGTCAAGGCTCACCTCGTGACCGCTGTGGTCGTACAATCGGCTTTCAATGTAACCTCTGCCGTAATGCTCCTCAAGCTGATATATCCTGTTGCCGTCTTCGTGGGCACTGCGAAATATAACTTCTGTCAGGACACCCCTCAGACAGCGATATTCAATCTTGTCGGCTCCCACAAATTCAACAATAGGCGTTAAGGACAGCGTATCATCGACCGAAATCTTGAAAGCGCCGTCACCCTCAACGAGCGTATCTACTATTGCCTTTCCGACAAGTGCGGTAAAGTCCGTGTTCTGCGATATATCCTCAAATGCCGCTCTGCCTTTTTCGCCCTCGACCGCTATATCGTCCATATCCGAATAAACGATATAGGCGAGCGTATCGGCTATAATGGCAGGCAAGCCGCTGTGTATCTTGCGGACTTTCTCGTTATCGGGAACGCTCCCCCAGAAAGAATTTGTGCCGCAGCCGAGCTGCTTGAAGAACTGCGACAGCTCATATGCGTCACCTCTGTACCACAGCTTCGCCCGGAGAATGTCCGCCATAAGCCCCGTTCTTTCGTTCAGGACAAAGGTCTGCTCCGATGCAGGATTTATATTGAGCCAGTTCAGAAACATCTGTCTGACTTTCTCTCCTATGTCAAATTTCATCTGTTTTCACGCTCCCTATAAGTGATTTGAACGGAAGCCAGGCATACTGGCAGGAGTTTATGCAGTGATCGTTGCCGTCCTCCGGCTCTGCCTTATCCTCTTTCCAGCTGTATATGTTAAGCTCCGCTATGTAATTTTTGCAATGTTCCAGGATATAAAAATCACCTGCCGCCAGCCACGCTGACTGCAAGTGAATACGGTCGATTATTTTCGTTTTCTTGAACGCAGGTATGAAGTTATACAGGCTTCCCGAAAGCCGCTTGAACTTCTGGCATTCGAGTATCGTTGCCTGATCTGCGCTGTCTATGTAGACATCTTTTGCAAAGCCCCACAGCTTGCGATTTCTTTCAAGAAAATCGGTAAAGATTTTCGGAATATCGGACGGTGTAAGCGGCACACGGCGGTCACGATTGTTGTATGTTTCCTCGTCAAGCGTTACGCATTTGCGGTCCGCCGTGATCCCCACAAACGTAAATGCTATCGTATCAGGTGAGGACTGCGAGTAGGCTGTATCTAAACCCGCCGAGAACCGCTCGAATTTAAAGCCTTGCGCCGTACCGAGTGAAATTATATTACGGGGTTGTAAATCGAAAACAAGCCCCGTTGCACGCCCTCTCAAGCCCAGTATCTTGTTCTTGTACAGCTTAGTACCCTTCGGGGCGGCAAGCATCTTTCGTTGTATGTCCTCATCGGTCAGCGAAAGATTATCACGAAAAGTAAAGAACCAGTACCGCCAATCCGGCACAGGTTCTTCCGTAAGCTCTTTCATTATTTCATCTGGCACGTCACAGGCGTATTTTTTGTATGGACGTGAGCGGTTGACAAACTCTTTATACACCGGCAAGCCCGGATCATCGGGGTTCAGGGTAGCCATAAGGTAATCATTTCGGGTAGACATCTCACGGACGAACTCTATATCGGCGGTATTTATCTCGTCGATATAGACGCACCCGAACTGAGCGCCGAGTGCCATCTGCCATTTATCCTTGTTGTCATATCCGAGAACATAGATTATCTTGCCCTCAAACTTGATATGCGGCAGTTTATAATCCTTATCGCCGTTGCCGAAATACTTTGCGTTTGCGTGAAGGTCAAGAATGCCGTTGTCCTGCTGAATAATCGTTTCTTCTGCCTTGCCGGTTGTCTTTGCGGCGATAACGTGGAGCTTCTTTCTACTTGCCGACACCATACGCATGAACTTTACGCCTGCGCCGACGGTTGTCTTTCCGCTTGCGGTAGTACCTTCGAGAAAGTCCGCTGTCACATTATGCACGCTGTTGATGAAGTCGATATATTTTTGTGACAGAGGAAAACTACTCGTCAAGCCCCTCACCGCCTATCTGAGCAAATACATCGGAGAGCTTGTCAGAAGTTCTGACTTCTGCCTGTATCTTTGCCACATACTCCCCCGTCATCTTATTCAGCGTGTCAATAGCTCTGATACGGTCCGACAGCTCGTTCTGCTTATCCTTAGCTATATCGGAAAGTGTCGCCTGCCGTTCTCTTGCGGTCATTATGCGTGCAGTCTGGGCGTCTTCGGTGAGCTGTTTTATGTATTCCGTAATTGTAGTATTTTGTAGTAATTTTGAAGCATTAGTATTTGCATACTTTTTGCTGTATCCTGCCTGTATCGCACTCTGAGCGGCGTTACCGCACTGAGCGTAATATTCGGCAAATTTCTTCTGTCTTTCGGTCATTGGCGGTACACCGTCCTTTCTTTTGGGTATAAGAATACCCGACACCGTTTGAGTGCCGGGGTTCAGGAGGAAAACTTATTGTTGTAGTTTTCCCATTCTAATTTTAGCACACTTGATTTCGGACATCAATAGGACAATGGCGGACATTAACGGACATTTGCGGACATTAACGGACATCAGCGGACAATTCTTTGAAATATCTGTCTAATGCCTTGCGTAATGATTCTCCGCTCGTTTCATCACACATACCTGCAACCTCGTCCCATGTAAACGTCTTAGATCCACAGCCTATGCAATACAGCTTCAGCGCCTTGTGAAATCGTCTGACCGGTATTGCGTCTATAAAAGCACATATTTTCTCGTTTTCGGCTTCTATACGGCTTTTCTCATTAAGAAGCGATACAGTACCAAGCCCGTGTATATAACCTTCGTCTTTTTTTGTCACAAGCTGATATGCCGGCGGTCCCGCTGAACCCTGAGTACTTATCAGCACTTTTTTCTTGCCGAGTTGCCTGTCTATACATTCAAGCAGCTCACAATTTGCACGGTATTTTTCTAAATCTGATAATGTCATTCTGCGTCCTCCTCTCAAAAATTAAACCATATTTTTTCTACTCGATGTTTACCCATCTGAGCCGTTGTCTGCTTCTCATCGGTATTCCACCCTGAAAGCATTGAGTTGTACAGCTGACTATCGTACCCGCTCAACACGATTTTGGACTTGCTTTCTTTAAGTACACTCAGCAGATTTATGTGGTACTCCTCCGACAATTCGCATGAATACATATTTTTCCTTCTAAGGCTCTGCAGATAGGGCGGATCGCAATATAAAAGCGTATTTTCATCGTTGTAGCGCCGTATTAACTCTATTGCGTCGATATTTTCAATCTGTGCTTCTTTAAGCCTTGCACAAATCTCCGATATTCTTCCGGGCAGATAGTTCCACATGGTTGCTGTTCTCGGCCCTCCGTAGGTCTGAACATTTCTCCACGACTTTTTACTGCTGTTGCTCGTTCCGAAAGACTGATGATACCGCACGAGCGTTCGCCGAGCTTGTTCTAAGGAATCATCCGATTTATCGTAACAATTCTCAAATTCTTCTCTGGCAAACGGCGTAAATTCTATTAGCCGTGCGAGTTCCTCCGGGTTATCCCTGCACACCTTAAAAAGGTTTACGATATTCCCGTCTATATCGTTTATCGTTTCTATGTAGGTTTGCGGTTTGTTGAAAAATACTGCTCCGCTGCCGAAAAACGGCTCGCAGTATACTTTGTGTTCGGGAAAATGTGAGATAATCCATTCTGATATTCGCCACTTTGCGCCGGGATATTTTAATACAGCTTTCATTTTTCCTCCTTAGGCGCTTCTGGAAGCGGCATCCAATGAGTAACCCGTGCATGCCCTCTATGGATAAAATGATCGATAGACCAATATCCTTTATCGATGTTTCGTATTCCTTTTTGTGACACAGTGCATACTAACACCTCTTCCTGATCCGGCGGAAGCTTGTCCTCCCACTTTATCCACTTCGGTATTACTTGCCCACAAAACAAGCAGGTTTCCGTTGCGGGTTTGCGTTTACTACTCGTTACCTGCTTACTTATCGGCGGTTCAGGAAACGGCATCCAAGCAATGACGACTTCACGGCCGTTAAATCTTCCATCTTTGCAAAACCCTTTTTTCTGCTTAAATTTTTCGGCCGTTTCAATAGCATATAAGTCTTGCTCTACACTGATTCTGCCTGTTTTTGTGTCAAGGATGGCGATGTGATTCCACGACTGTTTTTCAGGAAGTCTATCTTCCACGCTTATCCATTCACTCATATTTTTCCTCCTGCTTGCTACACTTGCAGGTGTAACGGTAATCTTTAAGTTTCTGCTTTGTCATTCTATCACTCCCCATAGTATCCGAAATCGTACAAATCATCCTCACGCACAATTTTTAACTCACCATCTCTTGCCTCTACAGCCCACAGCTGAGGATAATCTTCCGTCACAAGAGCTGTGACAAGCGTAACACTGCCATACCTATTGTGGCTGGCAACGCAACCGGGTCTCATTTCGCACTCGTAAAAACTACTCATTTAAATTTCTCCTTTCAGCTTCTGTATTCTCGCTTTAAGCACTCTCATAACTGTCTCATGTGTATCGGTTCTGTCCTTTATAGCCGCCATAACGTCCTCGTCAACACAGCCCTGAACAACCAGATATGCCACATAAACCTTATCGTACGGCGAGCCCTGACGCCATAACCGGCACTTGCCCTGATCGTTAAGCTCAAAGCTCCAATTAGGTGTAAACCAGACAATATGCCGTCCGCCTGCCTGGAGATTAAGTCCGTAGGCACAGCTTGACGGATGTACAAGCAAAACATCAATCTTGCCTGCATTCCACAGATCTTCGTCATCAGGTCCGTTATATACCCTCACGTTAAGCTTTGTCTTTGCAAGTGCCTGAAGAATACGCTCCTTGTCATGCTGAAATCCGTAAAAGGTTATGCACGGTTCGCCGTTAAGGCGTTCTATGTACTCCATATATGCGTCTATCTTGCAATCGTGAAGCTTGACAACTTTGTGGTCATTATCATAAATGGCCCCACTGCAAAACTGAAGCAGCTTTCCCGTAAGCACACCTGCCGATTGTGCTGTTATCGTGTTTTCGTCTATCTGAAGCAGTAAATCTCTCTCGAACTGTGCGTATTCCTTTTTGACCTTATCGTCAAGTATAACCGGGATTTCATGCTCGATACACTGCGGCAGCTCCAAATAATCCTCTGCTTTCATACTGACGCAGATATCGCTTATGGCTTTCAGTACGGCGGGCTCTGCGTCGTCTTTAGGCTTGTAATCCGTAAAATGCCCGCCGTGCGTATTTGCTATGAAATAGCGCTCTCTGAACTGTGTGATGTTTTTTCCGAGCCTCGCCCCTTCATCGAGAAGATATATCTGCGCCCACAGATCCATAAGTCCCTTTGATGAAGGTGTTCCTGTAAGCAGTATAACCTTTTTGCACAGCGGACGTATAAGTTTCATTGCTTTAAACCGCTTACTGCTGCTGTTCTTGAAACTTGTACTTTCGTCAAGCACAACCATATCAAACGGCCAGTCCTGTCGGTAATACTCGACAAGCCAGGGGACGTTCTCACGATTGATAACATACACATCACCGGGAGTATTAAGAGCTCGTACACGTTTGGCCAGAGAGCCGAGAACCGTAACTACTCTGAGATGCTTCAAGTGTTCCCACTTGCCTGCCTCTTTACTCCAGGTACCCTCGGCAACTTTTTTCGGAGCCACCACAAGCGCCTTGCCGATACTCCAGTGATAATATTTCAGAGTGTTTATCGCCGACAGAGTGATTGAGGTTTTACCAAGCCCGGGACGTAAAAACAAGCCTATCGCAGGGTCTTTTACTATCCTGTCAATGCAATATGCCTGGTAATTGTGCGGTTTATATATCATTTCTTTTCAGCTCCTCTATCAGATTATCAACCTTTTCTTTTGAATCGACCGCTCTGAACACTTTTACGCCTGTTGCTTCAAGAAGATCGCAGACATAAGTCTGTAAGGCTCTCAGCTTTTTCTGCGGTGCTTTAAGCTCCGCCAGAACTATTTTTCCTCCGGGAAGAAATATGATTCTGTCAGGCACCCCGTTAAACCCTGGTGATACAAACTTCAGTGCCATACCATTGCATTCCTGCTTAATTCTGGATACGAGATATTTTTCAATATTACTTTCAAGCAATTTTAATTCCTCTTTTTTCCTTTTTGATTGTAACAATTTCAGCATTTTTCCTATACGCGTGTGCATACAGGCGGATTAGAACGTATATATACCCTCTAATCCTCTATTTACACTACTCTATATAGAATAATTGTTGTAATTGTTACATTTTAAGATTTTTCGCTTAACCCTGCGGTTTATAGCGTAACAATTCTCGTAACAATTGCTTTTTAATTGTTACAAATTGTTACAAACGTTTGTAACGTTTTTGACCGAAAACCTATTTTGTTTCGTGTTTGTTACGGCAGATTGTTACGTTTTTCTGAATCCTCTGACTACGCCATAAGGTCCTTGACGTATAGGATTTTCCGTCCTTTTCCATTCGGGCATCATAGCTACGATAGCATTAAGCTCACGGGTGTCTGTATTTTTCATATCTTTGATGTTCCCGCCTAAAGCCTCGCACCATATCTCGGCGGCGCATACGCTTCTGCGCTCCACAAGCGTCAGATTTTCTGCCCCGGTAACTGCACCGCCCCAGTACATTCTTCTACGGTCAAGCGGCCACTTCTGCCAATCGCTCGGTATCTGTTTTTCTACGAAAGCACGCACTATACTTTCTCTGCTTGATACCTCTCTGTGTTCTTCCTGCTTGTCCTTAGCGACGCTTTCTATTTCACCGCTGAGATACAACGGTTCTCCGCCTTGCCATCTTACCAGAGCCTCCGCCCATATCATATCTATTTCGTTGTCAAGATCGTGCCATACGCTCTTCACAGCCTTTTGTTCTCCCGTGTCAACGGGCCAGAAGCGGCGGTTTCCCGTTGTATCCCGTAAGAACTCAGTATTATTGGTAGTACCGAAGAACACGCACGACCTGGGCAGTTCCTTAACATTTCTTCCGTAAGCCGCTCGAAAGCGGTCTGCCCGTAAGCTGAGAAATTGCTTGATTCTGCTTACATCTGACTGTCTGAATGCGTCAAGCTCGCTTATTTCAACGAGCCATACGCCCTGGAGAAGCTCGCTTGCTTCTTTGCCCTCAAACGTCCTTATGCTGTCATTGAACCACCCTCGGCTCATTTTATCAAGTAAAGTTGATTTTCCTATGCCCTGAGAACCCGTCAGGATAAGCATATTATCAAACTTACAACCGGGCGTCATTGCTCTGGCAACAGCGGCCGTGAATGCCTTACGGGTAACAGCCCTGTTGTATGGGTTGTCCTGCGCACCCAGATAATCAATGAAAACCGTATCAAGACGGGGCACTCCGTCCCATTTACCGTTAAGCCCCGTAAGATAGTTTTTTACAAGATTGAATGCGTGTGCGTGTGAATGGAGCGATAACGCCCCGTCTATCTTTCCGTTGCCGGTAATTTTATATACACGTTCAAGATACCAATACAGCCCTGCTATATCGTTATCGTCCCACAGCCTGCGCTTATTGTTCTTGTCCCACGGTAACGCCGCCAGCACCTCGCCCCTGCCCGCAAATTCATTCAAAGCAAACTTTCCTTTAAGCAAAGGATCGTGCTCAAGTATGATTTTCACGTTATCTATAGTAGAGCGTATTGCGCCCGTCTGCGTGCTTTTCTCAAGCAACTGCATCCAGTTTTCATCTTCAACGCAATCAGTCGTATCGCTTACGCCTTCAAAATCTTTTACCGCTGAATCATACCGTTCTTTGCTGAGCAGTGCCGAAACTTCATTTATTCCGCACGCAAATTCGCACATTGCACTGAATGAAGGCAGTCTGTTTGTCGGAGTACCTATTGAAGCCTCGTCATCTTTATCCGCAAACTTGTGCAGCCGTACAAGGTCGAAAGCATTTACAAGCCTGCCGCTGCACGGATCTGTAGCATGATGGCTGTATAAATACTTGCCGTTTTCGTAGACAACAGCGCCGCCGGTGGTTGATCCGCCAAGATAGGTGAAACGTTCTGAAGAATCATCAACCGACTCGTATATTCCCGGTAACAATTCTGACATTGCACGATATACATCGTAAGTACGGCAGAAAGCGCCGACAACGCCATTCTTAGCATCAGGATCACCCTGCTTTACAGCCAGCTTCTTAACAGCCTGCTGCCCCGGTATGCTCGGCCAGGTCGAGACATCTCTCCAGTCGGCATATAAGGCCAAAATACCGTCGGCGCAAGTGAAAGGCTTATCGCCTACTATATACACATATTCTCCGTCTGAGCAACAGCTCGGCCAGTACATTAAGCGGCAGGCTTCAAAAGTAGACGGATCAGCAAATTCGATACCTATATACTCAGCAAGTTTTCGTGCTATAGGCTCATACTCATCGGCAGTGACAGTGCGATCAAGTGGAAGTATTACACGCAGTCTCGGTGCGGAAGGCTGATGCTTTCTTGTACTGTAAACGCAGTATCCGCAGCCGAGAGCTTCAACTCTCCGCAGAATATCATCTTTATATCCTGCCGGAATACTGTCAAGGTCGAGGGTAACTATGTCTCTGCCAATAACGTTATTTGCCTTACGCCTGGTTCCGTTAAGAGTACCGCCAACATATCCGCCGACATCTTTAAGATCATCCTGCTGAGCCTTTTTCATATTCATATAATCAGCAAGCGTTTCCGTGCTTCTTGCCGGGATTTTCAATTTCTCCCACAGTTCCGACAGCATAAGTGTCTGTGCTTTCCACACAGTCGCTTTTCTGCTTGACCCGCAGGAAATAGTTATTTTTCGGTCAAATAACATAAACTGTTCTCTTAATCCTTTCTGAAGAAGTCGCCGACCCAACCGTCAGCGCCAAGAGGTAATCCCGGTGCCCACGGTATAGGTTCGGTCATTATTCTTATAACATCTTCAAGGCTTGCCGTATCTTTACGACAATCGATTACTACTTCGTCATGAATGTGAAACACAACAGGAAGTCCGGCTTCTTCCAGGCGTGTTATTGCTCCGGCGAGACAATCTCGTGCTATAGCCTGAACACAATTCTCAACGAGCTTTCCGCCGTATGTTTCGAGCCGTTTCCACTTTTTTGTTTTCTGATCCATACCCATATAAGCAATCGACGGCGATCCCCACTGATTCTCATAGATCTGAGGAGATATATAATAGAGCTTTCTGCCACTCGGTAGAGTAATTGTCAGACTGTCTGTATTCAAGGCGGCGTTGTATTCTTTGGAAACTATAATGTTACGCACACCGACAGCTCCGCCGTTCGTGACCGCCTGAACCGCTGCATTATCCACGGCATACCATAAGTCTCTTATACGTCTGTTGGCATCTCGCCACCGATGCACTATATCGGGCAGGTCACTTTCAGGTATACCCATATTAAGTGCGCCCATAGTAATAAGTGCAGAAGTACCGCCCTGATAGCCGAGAGCAAGCTCTGCTACCTTGCCTTTCTGACGCAAAGCATATTCCGGATTGCCCTTTTTTATAAGCTCAATCGGAACGCCGAACATCTGTGAAGCAGACGCTTCATAGATTTTTCCGTGAGTGCGGAATACCTCAAGCCGCCATTCTTCGCCGGCGAGCCATGATATAACACGGGCTTCAATGGCCGAGAAATCAGCATCTATAAGAACATTACCCTCTGCGGCAACAAAAGCGGTCCGTATGAGTTGTGAAAGCGTGTCCGGAACACTTCCGTAAACAAATCTGAGAGCGTCTGCTTTTCTGTCTTTAACAAGAGTTCTTGCAAACGGCAAAGGCTCAATATAAGTTCTCGGCAGGTTCTGCACCTGTACAAGACGACCCGCCCACCTTCCTGTTCTGTTCGCTCCGTAGAATTGCAAAAGCCCTCGTACTCTGTTATCACGACAAACCGCTTTTTCTATAGCGTTATATTTTTTAGTGCTTGTCTTGCCGAGTTCCTGACGTATTTCGAGCATACGCTGTACTTCGGCACTGTTATCATTCGCCGTCAGCATTTTTGCTACGGTGTCCTTGCGTAAAGATTCTATTTCTTCACCTGTTTCGTTTTCCAGCCACCCTTGCAACTGTGCAACGCTGTTCGGATTATCAAGACCGGTTATCTTCACGGCTTCTTCTATCAGTGCATTTCGTGTGGCGCTTCCTATTTCAAGCGCACCGTTTACAAAATCCATGTCTACCGCAACTCCCCTGTGGTTTATCTCGAGATCAGTTTCCCATTCTCTCTGAACGAAGTCAGGGACCGTGACAGCTGATAATCTGCGTTCTATTTCTATTTCGGCTTCTACATCTCTGCGGTTATATTCTTTAAACAGCTTCCATTTTTCGAGGTCGTGTGACGGCATATTTCTTGTGCGCATACCGTTTGCCTTTGTTGCTTTACACGGGCAACAAAAATATCTGATAAGGGCCTTTCCGGTGTTAAGTTTGCGCCTGTCTTCAGGAAGCCCTAAAGCTCTGCCGGTTGCATCAAGACCTTTTGTATAACCGGCATACAATCCGTGCAACATTGTGCACCGCCACTGCTCAAGCGGAAGTGCCTTACCGAAATACTTTGATAGGCACCCCCACTCAAAAGCGGCATTATATGCGTGTTTTATGCAATCGGGAGAGAAAACCGCCGCTGTTATCTCGGGCGGTATTGTCTCTCCCTGCGCAAGATCTATTACCGTAACAGGCGCACCATTTAAAGAGTATGCGAATAACAGGATTTCAAAGTCAGGGCTTTCTATGTATTTAAAAGCCCCCGTTTCTCCGATAGGTTCGCTTGAAAATGTTTCAAGGTCAATATTTAAGTGGTGCATTTGGCCTCCTTTATCAGAAAGGAAGCCCTGTTATAGGATTGACACCTGTCGGCTGAACAGGCGCTACAGTCTGCTGATACACAGGCGTACCCTGAATAGGAGCGGTCTGCGGGTATACCTGTACACTCTGCCCTAAACCGTTGAAGTCGCTTGCCGCTGTAGCACCGCCCGAAAGCACTTCACCGTCACGGGTTTTAAGTACGTTTCCGAGCCCACAACCGACACCTTTATTAACGCCGGCATTATAGGGGTAGAAGTTAATTGTGACCCTTCCGTACATTCCGCTGTAGATATCAGACGGAGCCAATTCACAGTTGATATTATCTATACCGACAACCTGAGGCTTGTTTATACTGCTTGCGGTAAGCACCCAGTGCCCTTTGCATTCCTCCCCATAAGGAGTACCGCTCTGTCGGAGACCGTCACCATCATGGATTACTGACTGAGCCTGCGGCCTTGCTCCGCCCCATTTTGTAGTTATGCCCTCGTTATACGCCGCCATAAAGCTGGCGTCAAGGTCCGCTTTAGTAGCGGTGTCTGACTTGGGGATGAGTATGGTAACCGAATATTTAGGTTTGCCGTTAGGATCACTTTTCGAGGGAACAGGGGCTGTGAGATTCGTGTAAGACAGCCTTACTTCTCCGGTTAAAACTTTGGTTGCTATGTTCTGGTACATAATATTTTCCTTTCTTAAAGGGCAATGCCCATTTTGACGTTTAATTCTTCCATTAGTGCAACAATCTTGCACCAACGCTCGAAATCACGCTTTGCTTTAATTACGTTCGAGAGCAATTTTTTATTTTTAGCCTTGATTTCTTTGATTTCCTTTTCAGTTAAATCAAACAGGAACTGCAAAGCAACATATTCTTCCTTGTATGTTTTGCTTTCTTCGTGCCATTTCTGCCTTTTAGCGTCCTGCTCCGATAATACGTAATGCCATATTTTGCGTATATCGTGCGAATTCAGCGAAAAGTTATCATAGGCGATCCGCATCAGCTTTTTTATAACCGACAACGGTCGCTGTTTAAGATAGTCCTCATAAAGAATCTTAAAATAACCTTCCGGAAACGATATAGTTACAAGATGCTGTTCGTTCACTTGCCCACCTCCGCAAAATCGGCGGCCGCAGGACTGTAGGTCTCTCTTTTATCCGATAAGGGCGCAAGAGTAGGTTTGCCGGGCGGCTTGATAACATAAGCGCCGACCTTTTCGGCAAAATCAGCTTTACCCATAAGCTTTTCAAGCTCGGTAAGAGTTTTGGGTTTTCTCTCATACACCAGGGCTTCATCATAACCTGCTTTGATAACTGCGTCAATAGCTTTATCCTGATCGGAAAAGGCTCTGTTACTGCGCCCCTGGACTGCTTTCCAACCGGGTATGTTAACGCCTTTAAGGATTGCACCGAGTGCATATTCCTCGAGATCCTTATACCATTTCACGAGTTCAGCACCTTTTGTAAGCAGGTCACCTATTTCGCTGTCAGAAAGAATACGCTTGTCCTGATCACCGGAAGTACCGGGTAGTACGCAATCCTTAAATTCTTCAAGGGCTGTATACTGTTCGGCTCTGGCACGACAGTGTTCCTTTCCTCTGCAAAATCTGCAATGCTCACCCGGCACAAACTCGCCGGGACCGGTATAGGCCTCCTGTGCTATCGGCTTTATGCTTTCACCCCAAGCGAGTAGTTCCTCTACAGATATTGTTTCGGTACTGACTTCATCACTGATACGAGGTTGATCAATCGTCATTCTTATGCTCTTTATACTGTTCCCATAAACAGGTGAATAACGCTTGAGAGCACCGAGAGCATACAACCGCATCTGCGTGTTTCCCTCCGCCGATACTGGTACGCCTTTACCGTGCTTGTAATCCACTATGCTAAGTGTATCACCGCCTATCATAATGCAGTCGCAAGTGCCGAAGCCGTTGGGTATGTAGCCCGTAAGATCAACCTGCACTTCCGGGGATATGTTGGGTTTTGCCTTATACGAAAGTGCTAACTGACTGAGGTGCTCGATATAAAGGTCTGAGGTTCTGTCCATCTCAGAACTGTAACCGGGCATCTCCTTTATTTTGTTTATTCGTGCGGTATAGCTTCTGGGCTTAATTCCGGCAGTAAAGGTTTTGAGTACCTTTAATTCGCACATTGCGTGAGCTATTCTTCCTTCTTCTGCATACTGTGATGTGGTTTCGGGAAACTGTTCTTCAAATCTCGGTGCGGCAGTACAATTAAGCCACCTTGATGACGCTGACGCAGAAAGCAGTGCGTGTTTTTCAGGTGTTGGCATTGTCATCCTCCTCGATTATTTCAACAAAATCTGCACCCTGTATTATCATCTGTGACGCAATCTGAGATATTGGCAATCTTGTAGTGCGCTGTAATTCTGCGAGAACAGCTTCCGCCGCAGGAGATATTCTGATCACGCGACCTTCTGCTGAACGGGGAATTCTAATCTGGATTTTATTACGCATATTGCTACCTCCTTATATATTTGCGCCGAGATTTCTGAGTTCTGCGGCTACCGCTCCATAAACGGCAGGCTGTAACTCCGTTAGCGCATTAACACCATAGCGACTGAGAATGCCCAGCAAATCATTCATCTTACCTGCATCTATTAACGCTGAGCCCGCCGCCGCAAGCATATCAAGTGTATAGGTAGGCGCGGCAGTGGGAATCGGTGTCAATGCGGCATTTGCGGACTGCTGAACCGGAGCGGTCACGGGCGCCGACACAGTAACTGGTACCTGTGCGGCTACCGGCACTACGGGCGCTGTTGCTGTCGGAACTGTCGGAGCAGAAACAAACTGCTGTGCAGGTGCGGATGTGGACGCCGGAGTCGTAGCAACTTTAGGAACGGATGCCGTAACCGCAGGGATGGTGTTGCCCATTCCGTTTGCCGATATTGCTCTGGCAAGGTTCTCGATTGCGTTAGCGAGGGCTGTTGCCTCGACTGTGATCTTAAATTCTGTCATTTTGAAATCCTCCTGTTTATTTAAGACGCTGTGCGCCTTTTTGTTTGATTAGTTGACAAATTATAGCTGTCGTGCTATACTTAATGTGAATTGAATATTTGTTTTGCTCCCTTACGGGAGCTCTTTTTTTTATTCTTCGTCTTCATCTGATACATGTATCACATCTCCACGCTCACACGCAGGGCAATAACGCTCACGTTCAAATGCCGGTGCGCCGTGGCACTCACCACGATATTCCATTCTGTACCCGGGCTCGTCACCCGTCCAGTCGCAACGCTCGCATTTATACATGTTTCTTCCCCCTCTTTCTTTGTATCTCCGCCACCTGCTGTGCCCTGCAGAAGTGTACCTTGTCGGCGAGCTTCTGACCGTCCTTGAGTGACCGCCACGCCCCATAGCTTAGCCCCGCTCTTGCTGCTTCGTTTGCGTCACGTGCGAGTAGGGCGTTAGGGTCGTTTGCTTTCATTTGCGTCCACCCCCGATCATATCCCTATACCATACCTTCATCAGCCATCCCAGCCCGTACCAGACCGCAACAGCAACTATTGCAACGGGCAACATCTCACCGCCGATAGCCTTGTAGCCACGCTCGGCATATGCCAGTGCCGACATTGGTATGTACATCATCACGGCGGCAGAGGCTGTTACCCACAAGCGCAGGAGCTGGGACAATATGTACGCGATTATCTTTCCTATCTTCATGCTATCACCTCGATATTCAGCTTATTCAGCCGTTCAATACCACGCTCAAGACGCTTGATGTCTATTCCCCAAGCGTCATAAGCAACCTCTGTGTTGACGTACTGTGCGTTATAGTGCACTGTGCCTCGTTCGTGCATTGCTTCAAGTGCAAGCTGCTTAAGCCTGCCGATCCTGCCGTTTCCCATATCGCCGAAAATAGCTCTGATGTCCTTATTGCCTATCTCGGTGTGCTCGTAATAAAGACGTATCGCCGCCGATATATCTGCTACCTGCGGTACTCTTACTCTGTGCTTTGTCATGTTTAATTCCTCCTTTGCTTTATTCATGGTTCATTAAGCCACATGACAAATTACTCTTCTTCACCGTACACGATTTCTACATTCCGTGCGGCGAAATTTATCATTTTTGTTGCTACCGCCTTAGCGGATAAGCCTGTCGTTTTGGCTATGTCCTGTACTGTCTTGTATGCGGATTCCGAAACCATTACACGATACTCTGTTCCGCTGTCGGCGATAAATCTCAGCTTGTCCAGCTTCCTCACCTCCTCCGGTTGTTGTTGTAGTTTCTTTTAGGAAACTGAATCGGCAAAAAAAATAGCGAATATCTTATCCTTAGATAAATCAAGGACTTCTGAAATCTTTGCTATTTCCGGCTGTTTAAACGATGTTTCGCCTTTCAAACGAGAATACAGCGTTTTTTTATCCAGCTTTATGCGTTCTGCAAGTTTGGGAACAGTTAATCCACACCTTGCGATTTCAGCATATAAATCATTAACATTCACCTTATCACTTCCTTTCTGTTTCCTTTAGGACACTTTGAGTATATCACAAAATATGTAACCTGTCAACCCCTTTAGGAAACTTTTTAGCCTAAATCGGAAAAAATAGTTGCATTTTTGAAACTCACATGATATAATAAAGAAAACCAAGCAAGGAGGTTATCTTATATGAATATAGGTGAACTTATAAATAAAAAACGTACTGAACTCGGTTTAACACTTGAGGAAGTTGGTAACGCCGTAGGTGTCAGCAAAAGCACTGTGAAAAAATGGGAAGATGGTTTTATTTCTAATATGAGAAGAGATAAAATTTCAAAACTTGCGAAAGTATTAGAGATGAACCCGGTTTCCCTTATAACAGGCGAAGAAATGTCAGCAAACGAAGATGAGATAGACGTTTCTAAGTATTCAAATATTAAACCTGTCAAGAAAATAAAACTCCCTATGCTCGGCAAAATTGCTTGCGGAGAACCGATATTCGCTGATGAGGAGCACGAAACATACGTCGAAGTAGACGAGAGCTATGGAGCGGACTTCTGTCTTACTGCTCAAGGGGATAGTATGATAAATGCGGGCATTGAAAACGGGGACACTGTTCTTATACGAGAAGCTCCTATCGTTGATAACGGAGAAATAGCGGCAGTTATAATAGACGATGAAGCTACATTAAAGCGTGTATACTATTACAAAGGCGAAAATAAACTTGTATTGCAAGCTGAAAATCCCCGATATTCACCTTTCGTATATCTAAATGAAGAACTTGAGACTATAAGGATAATCGGAAAAGCGGTCGCTGTTATTAAGCGGTTAAAATAACGAGGTGAAAATGGAACGCAATGAATTTAAGGAACGTATTTTAGTTGCTGAAAGTGCTATCGAAAATGCAAAAGAAGCCCTTATGTCAGGCAATGACCGCTTTTCTGTTACGCTATCGGCTATCGAGTTTGCAATAATGAATGTGAAGCCGTTATTAAAATACGAAAATGACGGAATACACACTATCACCCCTGCTCCATCGGAATGGATGAAATTTTTAAAACAAAAGCATTATGAAATCCAGGACCCTGATCATTTATATGATAATGTCAACTTTGCTCAAAGCGTAAGTTCGATTGATAATGAAGATAGTGAGTTAACCGAAGTCATTGAGAAATGCAAAACAAGCAACAACGCACACGATAAACTTGCTTTGGCTATCATATATAAAAATCTCGGAGAAAACCACAGCGAAGCCGCAGAATTATTAAAATCATACATAGACGGTAATTACATCAATCCTTTTTATACAAAAACGCAAATGCTTTTCATGCTTGCCGAATTATATAAAAACGGTGACAATCCTGCTAAGGCAATCAACACTTATACCAGACTTCTTAAAATTGCTCCTGATAATGTCTCAATATACATTGAACTGATTGAAACACTAAATGAAATAGGTAGATATGACCTTGCCGCAAAAGCCCTTACGGCAACTAAAAACACGACGTATTATAAGGAATCCGCACCTTTCAAATATATGATTGACAACATTATGACAAAGCATTGTCTGCTTTGTAAAACCGAAAAAGTGCGCAACGAGTTTTTAGTATGTGACAGCTGTAAATCAAAATTTGATTTATCGCAAGATGAAAGTGACTTTATCGAAGATTTCCTACAAAAAGCTTACACAAAGGTTGGTTCCAAAGAGCGATTGATTTATATGAGCAGCTCCTCCGAATGTGTCTTAGGCAACTGTAGACGATTTCTTAACAATTTCATTTTAAGTGTTTATAACAATTCACGTGAGCCGTTAGACGTTTTAGCCGTTGCTACTACATACGCACGTATGCATGCGGCAGAGCGTCCATTGGCTATAAAGTATTGGGAATTATTTTTAGAATCCCCTACAGATTTGCCACCGATAACTAACCGCATTGGTGCGGTGTTATATTCAAAGTGGCATCTCTACTCAACTTTTGCCAATATATACGATGCTGAGTACCAATTTGACAAAGCAATACAAATGCTTAAAAAGTGTATCGAAGTAGACGCAGGTACAAACTCAAGTGATTATATAAGAATCGGTGACGTTTATGTAAAAATTGATACAAAATCCGCAGAAGAATATTATCTAAAAACAATTGAAGATGAAAATGTAACCGAGGATGTCCGTAATAGATGTAAAGCCGCATTAGCCGATGTGCGTGAAAAAATACAAAGAGGCTATGTTTATAGGCCAAGGAAAGCAAAACAATAAAGAACCGCTAAGGTAGCATTTCACGACCTTAGCGATGGTCGCCCTTTGTATGAGGGTGTGGATTGAAATTTGCCTTGCTGAAAGTGATATTCAGGGTGGTAATGTCGCCCTCCTCTGAGGGCGTGGATTGAAATAAATAAATTAGGAGGTGTTAAAATGCCGATATACAAAACAAGCGTAAAAAAAGACGGTTTGCAACAATACAGAGTTCGCATAAACTATATTGACAGGACCGGTGTAGCACGTCAGCTTACCCGTATCACTTACGGAGCGGCAGAAGCAAAACAGCTTGAAGCCGAACTGATGAGTGCCTATTCAAAATCGAAAGAAGCACCTGTATCTTCTATGACTTTGGGAGAGCTGTACGCCGAATATTACATTACGAAAAAGGGCGAAGTCAGAGAAACATCGCTTGCAAAGATCAACGATAATATAAACGCCTCTGTAAAGCCGTATCTGTTTGATATTAAATTAAACAAACTCAACACAGCTCAGCTTCAGAAGTGGAAGAACATACTATCCGAAAAAGGATATAAGCTCAAAACATTACAGAATTATTACGGCGAACTCAGAGCTCTGCTGAATTATGCTGTAAAAATGGACAACCTGCCTAAAAATCCGCTTTTAGCTGTGGGCAATTTTAAGGAGGTGTATTTTGAGACACCGGAGGACAAGCTACATTACTACACAGCCGATCAGTATCTGAAATATATAAGCGTTGTCAAGAAAATGTGTGAAGAAAAAGACACAATTACCGAATGGGGGTACTATGTGTTTTTCTCCATTGCTTTCTACACCGGTGCACGCAAAGGTGAAATCAATGCGCTGAAATGGTCCGATATAACGGGTAATACACTTAATATCCGCCGCTCCATATCACAGAAAATAAAAGGCAAGATAACAGAAACCCCGCCTAAGAACAAATCGTCGTATCGTTCACTGCAAATACCTCTGCCACTGTTGAAAATACTCAACGAGCACAAGAAACGTCAGCAAGCAGATAAAAACTTTACTGAAGATTATAGGGTTTGCGGCGGTATCAGTTACCTGCCCGACGCTTCGCTTGACACGCACAATATAAGATACGCTGCACTTGCTGAGCTTCCGCATATAAGAATACACGACTTCCGCCACACCCACGCTACCCTGTTGATTAATGAAGGCATCAACATACAGGAAATTGCACGGCGACTCGGTCATGCGGACGTTCAACAAACATGGCAAACATACGCCCACCTGTACCCACGAGAAGAGGAACGGGCGGTGAGCATTCTTAATAATATCAAGTAATATCTGTACACGATTTGTACACGATTTTTTGTCATTTAAGAAAAAACGACCCGAAATGTTTCAGCAATTAAAAGTCCGTGAATCTGCACTGCATAAGGCTTTAATAGCAATTTAAACACTTCCTGCGAATATACAGAAAACAGCTTTTATAATTCTTGTCACCTCGACCATATTTCTTTCAAACCGCATTTTTATGCGGTTTGTTTGTTTATTACCGGTGTCTTCTCTGCCATGCCGTTATCGTCCGTCTGCTTGTTTTCGGCGGGCTTCTCTTCGGGCTTGGGCTCGTCCTTCTGCTCCGCTGCGGGAGCAAGCTTCTTCTCCTCTTCGAGAGTTTTCTTTTCGGGTTCCATTGCTTTTCCTCGCTTTCTTTGATTTTGGGTATAAAAATACCGCTCCAAAAGGGGCGGTAAAATTATTAAGTTTGGCGCAATCGATTGCACACGGGTATAAGAAAACCGCCCTTGTTAAGAGCGGTCGTCATATTTAATTTACAGTAAGCTGACTGCCGATTAGCATTTGCGCCGCCTGCGAAATAAGCGGCAGTGTGGTTGCACCTGCATTTTTCAGCATCGCCTTTACCTTTCTCCACACATCAGGCTCACGGATATTGTCAAGATACTCATGCCCGCTGTATGTGGTACTGCTTACAGCGCCGTCTATAAAATGTCCCGCCGCAAATTGAAGAGCGGCATTTATATATCCGGCTTCTTTCAGCTTCTCTATCGTATAAAGAATTTCATTATCTTCATACTTCGGGAGCTGTTCAAATATCGTTTCAACCGTCAGCGGATTTAAATTAAGCTCCTCGTCAATTGTCTTGCTTTTCTCAACAGTAAGCAGTACACTGCGAACGCAATCATAATTCAGTTTCATTCTTCGTCCTCGTCATCTTCCCATTCAGAAGCGCAGGGAGGTAAGCCCGGAGGAACAATTTCTTCAAAATAATTGTCCAGTTCGTCAATAGTTACATCAGGATGAACCTTAATATACTCAGTCATTTCTTCTTCAACCTCGTACTGTTCCGCCGCACCGAGCAAAAAGAAAAATTTATCAAATAAGTCTCTTTCTTCATTCGTTTTCCATTCGTCTTTTATACTATCAGCAAACATATTTCGTAACAATCGCTGAAAAGGAGTGTTATATTTTTCAAATTTACTTTTATTCATCTGCCTGTCACCTACTTCAATATTCGTTTATGAGTTATAATGATTCCGCCTTTATCATCCGCTTCAGCTTTATACGCATACTTATCGTCGTAAATTACGCCTTTTGAGCCTTTGGTAGCGTTAGGATAGCGTTCCTTAAATGCTGAACACAATTTACCGTATCTGTTTTGGCTCACTTGTATGCCTTTGTGATTTCTCTCCGGTGACGGCGCATATTTTGTTTTAGGCAATACCTCCGAAACGGTTGTTACCGTGCCATCATCATTAACCTTGATTTCCTTGATTTTCTCTCTTGTTTTCCCGCCTGGCGCATTTGTAAACTTACCGTTTGCGGCGTGATATGGATTTCCGCCTCTGCCTTTACCGGACTTTTGACGCTTTTCTGTTATTATATCACCCTCATCGCCGCTTTGCAAGCCCGCATCATCAATTTTAGCGTGGCTGTCGGTATTCGGTGTGTATATCTGCCTGGTCTTAGGGTCGTAAAGCCCGGCAAGCTCTTTATCAAGATCCTCCTCGCTCGGCAGAACAGGGAGCGTTGTAGAACGGCAGAACGGGTGCATAGGCGGAAGATTTACACCTGCCTGTGCACTGTTACGCTTGAACACCTTACCGTCAAGCTCACGGCATAGATCACTTGTGCGGCTGTCAAGGCAGGCGGAAAACTCGTATTCGTCAATGTCAAGCTCCTTGTAGCCGTACAGCTCCGCCATATTCGCAACGCAGGTAGTTTCCGTCCGGACAAGCCTGCGTGCCTCGAAAGCGCCGACACCGCAGCGGCTCATTATATCGTCCGCCATATGCTGTTCGGACTTTCCTGCCATAATACCCACAAGCATATCGTGCTTCAGCCCGTCTGCAAGTGCGTTTGTGTTATCCCAGACACGCCGGGAGAACATCTGACCGCTCCAGTTGGTCGACAGAATGGCTTTCACACGGCTTTCGGGAATTAAATCAAAAGCCGCGCGGTAATCCGCACCCTTCGTCACATCGAAAACCGTCTGCATATACGCATTCTGAATTATATCGCCCAGATGCTCTGTATCAACGCCTATTTCGGCGTTTGCAAGGCGTCAACGTTGCGTTTTTTTCATCCATAACGATTTTCATTTTTGCAAAACGGGTAATATAAAAACAGCACCGTGAAAGTGCTGTTTAAACGTTAATATGTAAATCTTATATCAAACTAAATCTAATATGTCAAGTAAGAGATTTTTAAAGTTGTCTATACTAGGATAAGTAAGTGTCCACGCATCACCACCATAAGCCTTGTTTCTTTTATCAACTTTCGGATCAATCGTTGATTTGTCAAAAACAAAGGAGCATTCGCCGTAATTTCCGTGTCCCATATCAGATTTTATAACCGCTATAGACGGCATCGGGAAACCACCGAGCTTCAGTGACTTGGCGAGTTTATCTGTATAGATATTATGTACAGCTATGAGATTGCCTTTTTCTTCAACTGGTTCAGAGAGAATTTGTTGTTGCTACCGTTTTTGTCATTTTCAAACACCTCAACATATCTGTTGTAATTTTTGTAATCACTCTTCTGAGCTTCACGCTTTGCTTCAATTTGCTCTGTCGATAAGAAGTTATCCGGCACATATTTTAAAAACCTTTTGTCACTGGGGTTGACATTTGCAAAAAGTTGTGATAAGCTAATAATAGAATCAGCTATCAGCGGAGTAGAGTCGGTCGTTGAGCCGAGAAGACTCTCCGTCACGACGGCTGATTTTTTTATTTTGCTTAGTATTACATTCAAATATAGCCCATTTGGTTGATTTTCAAAATTTTTGACTTCTAATTGTACAGGAACAACATTTGAATTATCACTAAAGGCAAATATCAGCACATATGTTTTCTTTAAGCTAAAAAAGAGGTGATAATATGATAAGGCTTTGCAATTTTATAGAATACGGGTGTAACAATGGAGTGTCGATAAAAGACTCTGCTTGTCAACAATCTTATCCTGAAAAGCAAAAGATTGTTTCGTACTTAAAGAATGAAGGTAAGTGTATAATGGTTCAAGCAAAAATTGCAAAAGATAGGCTTACCAATGAACGAATAAGCGGATTGTTCGGTCTTGAGCTTTTCTCCGATGGGAAATACTCATGGTGGAGTGACCTTGCGTATCATGTTGACAAATATAATCTCAGATTGCCTACAGAATTTGAGAATTATGTGCTAAATCTCGCAAAAAAGATTTAATTTAAAAACACCCTTTCGAGGGTGTTTCAGACTTTTTCTACAAACTGAAACGCCCGGTTTTATTCCGGGCGTTTGCATTCTGGATATTTGGGATACGTACTACTTAGTCTTCCTTCCAGTAAAAACATCCGTTTCTGTCTGACGGATTGTTATATCCGCCGTATCCACCATCGCAGTGTACTCTGCCATACTGGTCCTTATCGTTCCAGTCGGCATAGCGACAATCACGGCAGTTACCGAAGAATGTACCCTCAGGTAATCTGATTTCTGTTACTTCTTTCATGCTATCACCTCCTTTTATACAATAACAAGTTCATCTTTCGTAATTTCAATTGTTCTTCCGTTTCGTACCGCAATGAACGGAACTATCTGCTTTTCCGGAAGCACGACCAACGGAAAGTATAAGTGTTCGATGCTTGACGGCATACATTCCATAATGGTATTGATATAGCGTATATCACCCTCGGACAATGTACTGACACCGAAAAAGTGCGTATGGAATATCCCTCTGAATGCAATTTCTTCCCTTTGCCATGCCTTTATTGTCGTGTTCAGCCTGGTGACATCCGGTGAATAGAAGCATCCACAACCGCTGTTACGCCCATCATCAAGCTGATACCTGCTTATTATGCCGTCTGAGCTTCCGAGAATGCCTCCTATTTCAGGCGGTTTCATCGGCATTGCATTCAGAATACGTCTACATACACCGGCTGTTATCTTCATACAGTTACCAGCCTTTGATTAAAAGCTGAACCAGCTTGATTATTCCCGTAATAATGATACGTGCAAATTCTATGTACGCAAACACAAATGCACCGAGAATTATAAACACGACCTTCATCCATGTTTTCTTGGGATCGCTGAAAAACCTGCCGAGCTTGTTGTCTGCAAACCTTGCCGCACCGATAAGTCCGAATGCAAAATAGCAGAAAACAAATACTATAATCAATATCGTACTAAGCGAAAAATCCATTTTGTCAATTCTCCTTTAGATTTAAATCAATAGCGCCATCCACCCGAACGATCCTTATACTGCTCTCCGGGGCTTCTCCAGCTGCCGTCTTCATCAACATAATCATCGTTCACCGAGCGCCATGCGCCGGACGCATCAACGTAGTCCTCGTCCGGCGATCTCCATGATCCTGAGTAATCAATATAATCCTCATCTGGCGTTCTCCACGCTCCGGATGCATCCATATACTGCTCTTTTTTCCATCTTGGCATTACTTTTTTCCTCCTCTCATTTCTTCCAGTGCTTCATAATATTCATCGCACAGACAATCTATAAATGCGTCATCTCCTCCGTCAACAAAGCTGTCACAGGTATGCCACACAGGATTGAAGTCGTCGGGAAAATCAACATTCATTGCTTTGCACCAATGTATGCGTTCTTTTGTCTTTCCCGGCTTGCCTGCACGATTTGCGCAGTATTCGCAAGTGTGTTTCGATTCGTTATCGCGAGTATATCTGAAATTATTGTAATACATCACTTTCTTGTAATCCCGTATATAATATTCGCAGATATTACCCGGTACGGCTCTCATCTGGTGCCTTACACAGAAATTTTTCCTGATGCCGATACAATTCTTTTTGGTTGCATAGAATATACACATCAGGCAGCACTTTTCATTGAACATATGCTTCACCCTTTGTCAAGTTTATTTGTCATTATTACCATCTGTATTGCCGTTATCGTAACTGTGAGCTTGCTTAACCAAATCGCACATTAAATTCATCGTTGCTTCTTTTCCGCCACTTTCATGATACAGGCAAACGGCTGTATGCGGCGAGAATTCCTTGCAGAATGTTATGTTCAGATCCCGGCATTTGTGATACAGCACATGACCTTCTAATATTCCCTCTCTGTAGACACAATTGCCGCATTCGTACTTTTTATGCGGATCGCGTGCTTTGAAAAGAGCGTATTCCAGTACCATGTCATCATCCTGAACAAATTTCTCGCAGCAGAAATTCTTTTTCACCTTAGCGCTATTATGTACGGCACATAAATATGACGTTCCGATAATACCGTGTCTGACTTCTGCATTCCTGCAGAATCTGCACTTTTGCGTATCAAGCATAGATTTTCACCTCTGTTTATTTTGCTATCTCCTATTATAGCTTTAAAAAATCAAAAAGGTGGTTTTCATACACAAAATGCACTTTTTATGTCATCAATTGCAGTTACAACTCGTTTTTTGTCAAAAAAAATAACGATAGCAGAAGCTGATAAAGCAACTTCTGCTATCGTTGGATATGGGAATAAGGAAGACATCTTACGGCGGAAAATGCCGTATAAATGTGATTACATAAGTATTATAGCAACAAAAAACGCTGACGGCGGTATTTTGTCATAATATGCACATTTTCTGCAATGAAATGCAATCAGCCGATTTCAGTGAGTGAAACTACCGATCGTGCCGTATTGCCGTCGGCATTGAGTACATAAGCGCCATTGTACTTCTCTACTATCCGGTTAATTATATCCGTTCCGTGTCCGTGATCTCCCGTTTTCTTTGTTTTCGGCTTATCCTCTGTGTCAATAGTCATATCGGTATTGTTTGTCGTTTCGATAAAGAGCAAACCGGCTTTTCTCCGGATAGTGACAGTTACGAAAGAATTATCCTCGTGTTTTGCCGCCTCTTCCATTGCATTGTCAATAAGATTAACGAGCAGCGAGCAGGTATCTATCCTTTCAAGATTAAGCTTTTCAGATTTATCCATGTTTACGGTAAATCCGATATTCTTCTTTTTGGCTTCGTTGCTTTTCTGCCAGAGAACAGCATTTACCAGAGCGTCACCGCAATAAATCGGCACCGACATTTTCTCAGCCTTGGTTTCCATTTCGCTGAGAAGTGAATCACGTTCCTGCATGCTTATATCATCGCCGGTATAGGTCAGTGTCCTTGCCGCCGCAAGCAGATTGAGAATATCGTGCCTGTATTCCCTGATTTGCGTATACTGCTCCGCAAGGTCGTCATAATATTTAAGCTGTAGCTGCATCTCGTTTTCAAGCAACGCTATAGTCTGTTTCATTTCCTGAACATGGCTGTTTTCCTTAAGCGCATGATACATAAGGAAATCGGACAGCAAAGCAACTACTACGGCTACTATCAGATAAGGATTGGTAAGAAGATATTTGTCCATCTCTTCCCACGCTCTGAACAGGCACGCAGTAAAGAACAGTCCCTGTCCAAACGGGAATAGCCAGAAATACCCCAGACTATTTGTATTTTTACGCTTGAGCAGCTTATTCCATATTCTGAGCAATATCAGGAAATTGATCCACAGTATTATATCAAGTACAACAGTATATATGATTGCGTCTTTGGTATATGGTCGCACCTCTGTCGGGTAATAGCCAAGTACATTGTAAACAACAGAAGTTGACACAAGTGCTATCAACGTAAGTGAAAGCTGTGATAAGGCAAGCGCCGCAATGCAGATGCGCTTCTTCTCTTTGAAGCAGACAAGAACGGTTATCACCATCATTGCAACAAGAAAATACTGTGAGAAATATTTGTCGTCAAGAAGCGGATAAACAGGTGGACTGAATGCGACAGCAAACGGAACAAGGATGATGAACGCCCTGTTGAATCTGGGAGTCAGCATCAGTGTAAGAATCGTAAAATACGACAGCCACTGGAACACGTCATGAAAAATAAAATAAAGAATATCGATTATTAATTGTTCATCCAT